AATAGATATAAATAGAGGGGAATTATTTGATAAATACATTCGTGAACAGCTAAAACTTAAGCCTACGTCTTGGATTAGAGATATTGTTTACAAATTTTTACAAGACAATATTGATAAAGAAGAGTACAATAAAGCTCTGAAAAAAGATGAGGAAAATTGGAACCAAGCAATTCAAAACCGATTACAAGGTAGGGCACTATCTAAAATCCTTAACACTATAAGAAAAAAAACAAAACAAAATGAGTGACTCTAAAAAATTACAAAGACTTAAAGAGATTAGACGTAAAAACTTAGAGAAAAATTTATTAGACGTTCAATTAAAAGGGCAAGATCATTATGTTTTTATTAATGACAGAAAAAAAGCTCAAGTCGTTTTTAAAGATGGGCAATGGGTTACTGAACATATAAGAACATCTATTCTGAAATTTAACTATGAGGTAGATAAGATAAGAAGTTTATTGGTACGAGATTTTACTGATGAAGAACTTAAGGAATACGAAAAAACTTTTTTATAGGATTACTTTTTTTTTCTGCTTTTACTTGACTTACAACAAGGTTAGCTTCTAGTTCTACTAATCGTCCCAACATCGAAGCAAGAAACATATCTTGTTCTAACTTATGTCTTACAAGATGAGTGCAATACCTTTTTATATCAATAACATCATCACTTGCCATAATTTCTCTACAACGCATTTCAACATCTAATTTCATTTCTAAAGGTGCTGGCTCAACCTCAATATTTAGAAATTTGTTGATTTTCATTTTACTGGAAATAATTTTTCTTCAAGCATTTTTACTATTGCATCATCTACATCATTATCAGTTTTTGCCACCATTGCTTTAAGAAGAGATAAAGCTGCTTTACGCAAAGATTCTGATTTACCAAATT